GTTTCCCAGTCACGATCTTGAGCACGTTTCAAAAGTGTCTAATGATTTAATTAATGTAACTTTAGTTGATGCTTCACCACTAACTTGATAATTACTAATATTTAATATTTTCCAATATGTATCATTTATAAAAATTTCGTCATTAAACTTAAAATTAAATATATCTACAGAATTTAAATTTAAATAGCATTCCATAATACGAGCATTAGCACTATAGATATTATCTAAATATGGTTTCCAATATTTACCATACAATGTATTATTAAACCAATTACCAAAATTATTATTATAATTAAAAACAGTTAAAGCGCCAAATAAAGGGGGTGTAGCGTTCCAGTATAATGATAAATTTTCTCCTGTTAAAGTGTATTCATTTACTGGTGCTGCTTCACTAGGTTTAATATCAAAAGGGCTACAAACTGGGTATTTAGTAAAATTTAATGCTTCTACCGTATCTACTTTAACTAAATGAAAATTATAACCATCTGTAAGTGTAGTTCCATCTATACCTAATACATCAACTGGTGTACCACTATAATAGAATAATTTTGGTTTAGTTACTCCTAATTTATATTCTGCTACTCCGTCTTTCATATCATAACTGCGCTCATATTGAACAGTCATATTAGGTAAAAAAGTAGAAAATTCTTCCTGGTCGTTTAAAAATACTTGACTATTAATAAATGGACTAAATATAGATTCATTTTTTAATTCACCTTTTGCAAAATCATTGCTATTAGTTATATTTAATTTACCAAATACATTTATTTCTGGGTATCTTTCTTTAATGCTTTTATTGTATAAATCAATATCTTCTTGGTCGTTTAATTTTATTTCTTTTTGTTGTAGTGTAGTAGTGTCTTTTACTATTATTTCCTTTGATGTATCTAATTTATCTGTCCAATGTTTTAGTTCACCACCATTAATAAAATCATTATAAGGTTCTATAATTAAGTTTGTATCATCTTCAGGGCTTGTAGATACTACTAAATTAAATCTTTGTAATATATCTTTTAAAAAGTCTTTCTGTGTTATATCAGGGTCTATACAAGCAGGTACATCTACTTCACCTTCATAAGCATTATTAACGCTATAACCTTGCCAATCTACTCTTATACTTGATTGTAAAATTCCACAACCAACACCATCAGAAAAAGCACCTAATTTAAATTTTGGTGCTTCAACAAGATTATTCTGCATAAGATTAGTAGTAATAAAAAATTTACAAGACTCGTTTAAATTCATTGAAGATAGAGATATAACTTGTTCTATAACTCCTGCTACGTAGGAAGTAGAACCACCAGAAGCAGACATTATTAAAGTAAATGGTGTACTTGATATCACACTACCAACATCTGTAGTATTAGTAGCAACATCATAAGGTCTAGCAATTAAAAAAAAGTCCATACCATAAAAACTATTCCACGGAGTAGAGTCAGACTTTACATTAACAAGTTCAGGGTTAAACCTTATTGTTGCTTGTTGTTGTGTAAACTCTTTTTTAGTAAAATAATGATAAGTAGTATTCCAAGAACTATCTGGGTCGTTAGGTATAGTACAATTAGTATTAGGTGTATTTAATGCTGCAGGTATTAATTCTTCTACATATAATAAACTACCACCAACAACTGGTGCAGGTATATCAGCAGTTGGCACTTCACCCCATTGTTCAAAATTACCAACTTCAAAAAAGCCACTAGGGTTTAGATTTGTGTTTGTTGTAGGCAATGAAGATGCTTCTAAATGTCCACCTAAAGTCATAAATATATTACCAAAATAATCACCATCTATAAAAGCTGATGTATAGCTAAAACCTGCTCTAGCTATAATTAATTTAAATAATTCTTTAATTTGTATTGATGGTCTAAACTGTGTAAAATTAACAGCCTTTGTAGCAGTAGATTGTACACCATAAGTAGATATTAAACTATTAGCTGCTGTTTGACTCATTTTTAAATAATAGTCATAGGCGTCATCATAATAAAAATTCTCTTGCGTTATAGATAATGGGTATATAATTTTAGAAATATCAGGTGTTAAAGATGTATCTCTTATTACATCTCCTGCTGTATTGACTAATGTTGCAGTCCAAGAATTATATAATGTGTTATCTGTAGAAGATGTATAAATTAATTGGTGGTTTAAATCTTGGTTGTATGTATTGTCATCTTCTTTAAATACGTCTTTTAATTTTTTTTCGCCTATTGTAGAAAATAGTGTCGCAGTATTTGACATTAACACAACTTCATAAAATTCTGCTTTTTTATATACAGACTTTAATTGTAGTTGACCTTCAAATTGGGGTACAGTTCCAACATATAAAATAGCGTCAAATGATTTACGAGTAGAATAAACTAAAGTAGATAAATTTACACCATACCAATTCTGGAAAAACTCGTTATTATTATCAGTAAATGGTAATTTAAAAGTCTGTGAATAACTACCCTTTCTGCTTTCAGGTTTTTTAATATCACTAAATTGAAAATTTAAAGATACGTTAGGTGCTTCTTGTAGATCAAGATTATAAGCAGTATCTGACGTTGCTGCACTTGTTGCTTTTCTATATGCGACTAATCTAATATTCATTATGAATTAGTATTAATTGGGTTAGCGTATTCTATGTTAATAGTGTATTGAATTAACTTATCGTTAGCAGATGTTTTTTTAATAAATGATGAATCTGTAATAACTACACCTTGCGTAAATTCTGTGTCCATATTTTCTACAATATCAACATTTGTAGACATTAATAGCTTTTCAATTAATATACCTTCATTCTCAGTAATCCAATCTGTATTTAATTGTTCTTTTAATACTGCAGTAGTTTGTCTTGTGTTAATACCTCGCATTGTATTATTATAAAAGAATTTACTAGAATTATATTTACCTAATAATGTATTGTAATTATTTCTTGATATTTCTGTTGTTTGTGTAGACTTCATATTAAAATTAAAATAGTCATAACCACCAACGCTATTAGTCCACGCTAATCTTCTTTTTTTATAGCCTTCATTGCATAATTCAGTCTTAATAAAATAGTAAGGAGCAGTTCTATAATTACTACCCGATGCATCGTCTGAACCTCTTACAGTATAATATATCCAATTATCATTAGCTGCATTAGATGGTCTTTGTAAATTAGAACCTATATTTATTGCTTCTAAGTTAGCAGTACCACAACCAAAGTATAATAGTCTTTGTGTATTGCTTGTTATAGTTCCAGGTGTTTTACCACCAGTGTCAGTAAAATTTTCAATATATACTGCAGTTATTGAACCAGAAGCTGTAAAATATTGTATTTCTATAAATTCAATATCACTATCAAATTTACTCGTATCATTTAAAAAAGCCACTGTATGGTAATCGCCTATTGTTCCGTCCCAATATACATAGTTTCTATATACTGAACCTAAACCATAAGGTGCAGTGTCAACTACTAAATCGCTTAAAAACCTATCTGTAGCACTACTTGCGTTATATACATTAAAGGCACTAGATTGAATATATGAAGAGGTACCAGACCTTGCAGTCATTAATGGTAAAGATGCTTGTAAATAGTATAGAGTATCTTCAATATTAGGAGATGTGACTTCTGCTGGTACTGCATTCGCAGTAGAACTAAATTGTTGGTAACCTTTAACATAAAATGCACCTATTTGTACTTCATCTGTTCTATTATCTCCATTCTCGCTAAATGGTTTTGCAGGTGTATTTTTGCCTACTTTGTGTATTGATAAAAATGGTTGTGCATTGTCGTTTTGGTCAAATACAGTATTAACTAATTGACTGTTAATTATTTCTCTTAAATCAAAGAATGCTCTAGCTTCATCATTATTAACGTCTGGGCTATAACCATTTCTACGCTGTTTAATTTTAGCTATTAATGTACCCCCACTTGTATCTTTTCTAACTTCTAAAATTAATTTAAAATAAAATAATCCACTAATATCATCGTTATAAATCATATAGCCTATAACTGGTGTCCAATTAGTAATAACTGGTACTTTACTTGCAGCGTTAACTGGCTCTTGTTCTATAGATAAATTTCCTAAACTCATACTATTATTTTATTAATGTTACTATTTGTAATTCTAAATCTTCTGCAAATGCTTCTGTTATTTTATTTTCTGCTTTTGCTACTTCTTTATTATATGCGTTATCAAAGAACAATGTTCTTGTTAATCCTCTTTGTGCTATTGCTCTACCAATTAAAAATGCAGCAGTTTTTAAATTAGCTTGTGTCTTTTCTTTAAATTGCCCTTTAGCGTTTCTTAATTTTAAAGGCTTATTAGCTATCCATTTTAATACTACACCTTTTGCTATATTCTTTTTCTTAAAACTAAATGGACTGCCTTGACCTCGCATTTTTCCACTACCTTTAAAACCTCCTGATCCTTTTACACCTTGATTAACAAAATCCCAATAATCTTCTGCACGTCCAAAACGCCATTCTAAATCAACGCTTGTATTATCAGCAGTAACTACATAATTCATATCGTTATATAGTGTATTGGCTCTTGTTTCTTTTTTTTCTTTTTTTAAATTGCTTCTTGCTTCGGTAACTACATTAGCACCTAAAACTTGCATAGCTTGTATGGTTTTTAAGAACTGCATTATGAATTAGGCGTTATTGGTACAATACAAAGGTTATTAGGGTTATTTACTTCTAAGCTAATAGAAGCAGACCAACCAGTCAAAAGATTGTTAAAACGTGCTGTAAATGGCTCTGCATTAATTGGTGTTTGTAATACTACTTGATCGTCCACCCAACTCTTAACATTAAGGTTCTGTTTAAATTCATTAATAACGTCTTGTAATATGCTTAGATTTTCGCTAAATGTATCTAATCTTCCTAAACGTTCTTTTTTTCCTGCTGTTCCGTCTGTAATTTCTAAAGAACCAACTTCATCATTAATCATATCTAAGACATAAATAGTAAAATTATATGTTAATGAACCATTGTCTATTGTAGCGTTGCCAGGCTCGGCATATAGTATAACATAATCAGTAGCACCTAATTTGTTAATATCAACTTCGTCCATAAAGCCACTATGGAAGCTATTTATTTCTAAATGCTTATTCGCTATAATGTCAAGCGTATGAACAATATTTCTAAATGTTATCATAATTACTTTTTTTTTTATTATTATAATCTTGCGTATAAGCTAAATACGTTAATACTTCTCTAATTGGTATTCTTGTTATTTTTTCTATGTCTAAAATTGAATTAGATAAAGAATAAAGTATATTATACCAACCCCATTTACTCTGCATACTTACCCCTTTTGTTGTGTCATTTCCTGTGCTTTCAAATAACTGTGCGAACTCTTGGCTAATACTTCGCCTAAAGTCAAAAAAAAACCTAGCGAACTTAACGCTATATCCATTGGGCATTTTTTAAATAATTCTTCTTTAAATTCATCAGGGTTATAATTCTCTATTGTATATCTTTCATTTACTTTATGTGTTACTGGTCTGTATAATATGCTCATTATATTATGCAGGTTTTTAACAGGCTCTTTTGTGTATGCTTCTAAGTCTATATATTCTCCTGTGCTTATAGCAGATAAGTTAGGCACAAAACCATAATCTTGATCTTTAAAAGTAAATATCTTTTTAAAATCTTCTTTATCTGGCTCATTATCTAACATACCTTTAATTATATTCATTATGTCTAATAAGTCGCTATAAAGCATTTTCTTTACTATTGCAGTAGTTGTACCACATAACAAAGCTAAGCTCTTTATAACCTTGTTTTTTTCACTCCCTTTGCCCTCTTGAATATCTATATACTTTTGATATGTTTCTATAGTTATATCATTCCAATTATCTGGTATAATTAATTTTACCTGCTCCATTACTAATAAATATAAAATGTTATAATTCGTTTTTTATTCTTTGTTCTGCTATTTTGAAATATTCTTTGTCTAGCTCAATACCTATAAAATCTCTGTTAGTATTGCAACAAGCAACGCCTGTTGTGCCTGATCCCATAAACATATCTAAAACCGTATCGTTTTCATTAGTGCTATTATTAATATAGTATTCTATTAAATCAACAGGTTTTTGTGTTGGGTGTTTTTTATCTTTAGGTACATCAAACTTATGTATAGTTCTACTTCCTTTGTTATTTATGCTTTTTGCTTTGCCTTTCTTTGCAAAAATTACATATTCAGCATTTTTTAAATACCATCTATTAACAACAGGTTTTTTTTCCCATACTAACAAATTATGTATATAAAATTTGCTCTTCTCAAATAGTGTTAAAAACTTGTTTAGGTTTAAAAAGTTAGTGAAAAAATAAATATGGCTTTGTTCTTTCATAATTCTGAACATTTCATTCATAAAGTTGTCATTAAAATCAACTTCATTATGTTTGAATATTTTACCGTCATTTTTCCATTTACCGTCATTTTTCCATTTACCTTTATAAAAAGTATTTGCAGTTTTGGTTTGTCCTCCGCTTATAACTTTATATGGTGGGTCTGTTATAATTGCATCAATACTTTTGTCTGCTATTGTTTTCATTATCTCTAAACAATCTCCGTTATATAATTTCATAATATATAGTATTTACCTGAATGATTAACAGCTAATTTGTTTAAGCATAGATAACGGACTGCATCAATTAAATGGTCGTTTATTTTAACTGGTGTATTAAGTACATCTCCGTTTTTATCTGTAGCCCATTTATAAGTCCTAAATTCCTTAATAGCGTTTGTGCTATCCTTTGTTATGTTTAGCTTATATCTACGCATTATATCTATCCCTAAGTGTATTCCTGCGCCTTTCTTAGCAGGTTTTATATTAAACCCTTGTCTGTATATTTCTTCTATTGTTTTTGGCTCTGCTGAATCGCCTACTATTTCTGCTTGTCTGCTTACTCCTAATTCTCGCATCTTATTAGCTAAGTCAGTATTAGTTAATCTCTTTTCATATAATAGCTCTTTAATGTATAAGCTATCGTCTAATTGATAAACTGCGCATAATGCACTTGGACTATTAGTAAAGCCAAAATCTAAGCCATAACCAATTAATCTACCTTGCACATCATCTACTAAATTAAACTGTCTAAATATCTGTGTAGACATTGAGCCTATTTCTCCAAGTCCATAAACACGCCAATAGTCAGGATCTAATTCTTTAAGTCTTTCTATTTCTGCTATTGTATCATTATCTAAAAATGGATTAGCTAAATATGTAGATTTAATAAATGTACAATCATCTCTTGTTATTACTTTTTCGTATATCCAACTATATGGATCTGAGGGGTTATAATCTAAATATATTTGTTCTGTGCATCTTAAAGTTAATTGTATCCACGTTTCAAAGTCTAATTCATTAGCTTCATTAAGCCATAAATAATTACGCTTACGACCTCTAATTTTTTGGGGTTGGTCTACGCTAATAAATTCAATTAAATTACCATTTAGGCTATATGATAGTTCAGACTTATTATGGTATTCTTCGCTATATATTTCAAGCTCTTTTAAGATATTTAATACATCTCTATATGCTGTACCTTTTAAAGCAGGTAATGTTTTCCTAACTATTGTAAATACTTTATTGGTTTCTTGTAATGCTTTTACTATAAATAACTGACATAGTGAATACGTCTTAGAACTCCTTGTACCACCTTGTAAGCACGTAATTCTATCAGTAGACGCATAAGCCTTATTAAAGACGTTTGTTGTTTCAATATCAATCTTTGCCTGTATCAATTACTTTTATATTTATATCCGTTATTGCTTTTCCGTTAGTAGTTACATCTAATTCTGATTTCTCAGTATATCCACGCTTTTTAGCTTTAGACTTTAAATAGAATATTATACTTGTTTCTTTACCCTTAGATATATTCTTAATTAATTGCCCCTCTACATAATCTATTTGACTTTCTTTAATTTCTTCTACTGCTTCTGCAAAATCTTTATCATCTCGCATATAACGATAATAGGTACTTCTGCTTATATTACCTGCCTTTTTACAAGCGTGATATATCAAGCCTTGCGTTTCTTTTAATGCTTCTAATAGTTTCTCTTTTTTATTCTGTGCCATTTGTATTATTTAATCTATTATAATTTAGTTGCTTTTTCTCCAGTAAACTGTTCCCATCTTTCAATAATTACATCACAATATTTAGTATCTAATTCCATTCCATAACAAACTCTATTAGTTTTTTCACAAGCTATTAATGTTGAGCCACTACCAAGAAAAGGGTCAATTATTATGTTGTTTTTATTACTACTATTTAACAATGCAAACTTTATTAATTGAACAGGTTTATTTGTTGGATGTTTAACATTTCTATCTCTATTAAAATTCCAAACATTACTTTTATCTCTTTGTCCATTCCATATTCTTTTAACTTCTCCTTTGCCTATTTTTTCTAAATATAATATAGGTTCAAATTTATTATGGTAATCATTTCTTCCAGGAACAAAACTATCTTTTACCCAAATAATAGTATCTTTTAATTTGTAATACTTTTCTGCTATTGCTCTTGTTTCTGCTACTCTATTTGTTGAATAAAACCAATATAATACACCCCAATCTTTTAATGGTATATTTTTAAAAACTGCATCAAAAAAGTTTATTAAATCATCTCCTTGTAGTTCATCATTAATAACTTCTTCTCCTAATCTTGTGCTTTTTAAATCACACCCATATGGAGGGTCTGTGAATACCATATCTGCTTTCTGTCCATTCATTAACTTTTCAACATCACTTTCTTTTGTGCTATCTCCACACATTAATCTGTGATTACCTAATTGCCAAACATCTCCAAGTTTAACTCTACTTTCTTTTACTTCTGGTATATGGTCATCTTCTGTATTGCCCTCTGTAATTTTATCAATGTTAATATCTAAGTCAATATGCTTAAAACCCCAGTCTACTAATTCGTCTATGTCAAATTCATTTGCTAAAATATCAATATCAAAATCTCCAGTATTTTTATTTAGCCTTACATTTAATTCTCGTTCCTTTTCTTTAGATAGGTCTAACACTACGCAAGGTATTGTATCTGTCTGCATCTCATTAAGCACTTTTAAGCGTTGGTGTCCACCAATAACAGTATAGTCTTTATTAACTATAATAGGATCGACTAAGCCAAAAGTAGCTATTGATTTAGACAAGTCTTTATATTGCTTTGTGCTTATCTGTCTTGGATTGTATGTAGCAGGTTTTAATTTACTTGCTTTAATTTGTTCTATTTTCATTTGTTATAAAATAAAGTTTTAATTGGTTTTAATGTTTTTTTATCTGCAAAAAATATATTTTTAGTTGCTTCGCAAAATAATGCTACTACTTCTTTTTTATAATATTTAGATAGTTTTTCTTCAAATTTATCCCAATAATTTAAAAGCCACCATTCTGCTTCTGTGTATGTTATTTCTTTAATGCTCATTATTTATTTTTGTTATTTCGTTTAATAATTCTATTGCTTTTTCGTTTGCTATTGTTTCTATGTAATCAACTATAAATTCTATAAAATCATTTTGATTAATATTGCCTAATTCTATTTCTTCTAAATACTCAGCTATTACTGTTTTAAGTATTTGCTTTTCAAGTAATGATATTATTATATCTTCTTTCAAAATCTATGTTTTTTTCAATTTTATGTATTATATCAATTAAGTGCTTTATTCTTATAGTCTGATT